TCCCCTACATTCCGCTTGTTGCGCAAGGTCTGAAACCTATCGGAACGGTGCTGAAAATCTACGACCGCAATCCTCACGAATGCGGTTCACAGCCACTCACGAAGACCTTTTGCCATGTCGTCACCGACGACCGCATCCTCATCACCGATACCAGCTACACGGCGGGCGAGCCGGTCTGGGTGGAGTTCTCGCTGCCTCAGCCGAAATTCACAGCGACCGCTTTCAACTCCTCCACCGCCTATGCAGCGGGCGATCTCGTTTACTACAACACCACCGGCGATTGCTACGAGGCCATCGCCGACACGACCGGCAATCTCCCGACAAATGAGGAGTTCTGGCTACGCCATCGCATCCCGGCATTCCTTGCCGACTACCTCAAGTTCTACGCCCTCGCTGAAACGCTTTCCGAGGACGGCCAGATGGACAAGGCCAACTACCAGTTCTCCCGAGCCGAAGGAATCCTCCAGCAAAGAATGGACGACGCCTGGCTGCGCAAAGGCGAGGTGCGACGCTACTCCGCCAGCTTCCAATAACCCCCTATTGACACCCTTCACCATAATTAAATTAACGACATGAGCAACCCCACCGTCCAGATCGCCGCCCGCAACACCGCTGGCATTGTCCAGCCCGTCCAAGCCACGCCGGATGGGGCTCTGCGGGTGAGCACAGGTTTTCCGACTCCCGCTTATACGAAGTATGAAAATGTTCGTTTCACCTCCCCCGCGACGAACAACACAAGCTATGTCGATTTCACTTTCAACGGCACCTCGGTAGCCCGAATCGTGAATACCTATTTCGGAGCCAATCCCCCCACCGCCGACAACGCGGAGATCCGCAGCGTCGAGATTAAATTCCCGCCCTACGCGTAAATGTCGCAGGTTTTTTTCAATCCCTTTTCCGGCGCAGCGCAAAACATCGCTCTGCCCCAGCTCGACTCAGCGGGCCAGATCAGTGGCTCGATGATTCCTGACGACTTTGACGATGTGCAGAGGTTCCCGACCCTAGCTGATTTCCCCGCCGAAGGCGTCGTCGCCCGCATCTATTTTTCAGCCGACAACAATGTCCCACATCGTTGGGATGTCGAAACCCTTTCCTACATACCCATCGTCGCCGATTCGGACGGCGGTGAGTTCTAGGACTAACCCCGCAGTAACAACCCCCCATACCCCTAAAACATTATGGCAAACATTCGCATCAAACGCAGACTTACCGGCGCAGCCGGAGCCCCCTCCAGCTTGCTTTCAGGCGAGCCAGCATATAACAAAGTTGACGGCATTCTCTACATCGGCGACGGCTCCGCAGTCGTGCCAGTCGGTGGTGCCCACTACGCGACCGCAGCCGCTCTCGCTACCGAGACCAGCAATCGCACATCGGCCATCTCCTCGGAGAACGCCCGCGCCACCGCAGCGGAATCCGCACTCGGAACCCGCATCGACAATGTCCTCAGCAATGTTGACGGCGCAGCCCTCGACTCCCTCACGGAAGTTGTCTCGGCCTTCCAATCGGCAGACAGCACGCTGAATGGTGCCATCACCAGCCTCGCTTCCAGCGCCTCCTCGGCCCTCACAGCCGAAGTCAACCGTGCGACCGCAGCCGAGCAAGCCCTTGATGGCCGTGTCACCACAGCCGAGAGCGACATTAACGCCCTTGAGTCCCGTGCCACCAGCATCGAAGGCGCTGCCTCGACCCTCGCAGGCCGTGTCACCACAGCAGAGAATGACATCAATGCCATCGAGTCCGCAGCGACAACTCTCTCTGGCCGTGTCACCACAGCCGAGAGCGACATCGACTCCATCGAATCCGCTGCCACCACCCTCGCGGGTCGTGTGACCACAGCCGAGTCCGACATCAACGCCATCGAGTCCGCCGCAACGACCCTCGCCGGTCGCGTGACGACTGCCGAAGGCAACATCACCTCCGAAGCCAGCACACGCGCTTCGGCCGACTCAGCTCTCGATTCGCGTCTGGACGCGATTGAGGCAGAAATCGACGGCGGCAGCTTCTAATAGCTCCCCTCCCTCCCCACAGCGGTGGCGCGGTTCATCCCGCGCCATCGCTCCACGGGGCCCCTTTCTTAAAACTTAATCCTTAAAACTTAAAACTTCTCCATGGCCACGGTCATAAAACTCCTGCGAAGCACGGTTCCAGGCCGAGTCCCCACCGCCGCGCAAGTGGCCCAAGGCTCCCTTGCCATCAACTTGGCCGACCGCCGACTTTTCAGCAAAGACCACAACAACGAAGTTTTTAGAATAGCCCGCCCCCGCGACCCCAGCGACTACCAGCTCCTCCACGCTGCGGACGGTAACCACCTCTACCTCGGCCGCCTCGCTTGGACCGATTACCCAGCCTCCGGCCCAGCCGAGGACGCCGCAGAGTGGACCATCTACCGCATCACCACCGACTCAGCCGGAAATGTCACCGCCGAGCAATCGGCAGTCGGCGCGTGGTCAAACAAGCAAAACCTGACCTTCGCATGATCACGCCTCTCTACGGCCAACTCTCCCCGCTGCGCGTGCCGACCACGATGCGCCGGGTATCTGACGACAACGACGCGAACGCTTACCTGCTTGCCGTAGAGTCCGCCGACGGTCAACAACTCGAATCCGGAGTCATCTCGGCTGTCGAAGCATTCATCCTCGGTTGCAAAACCGACGGCATTTGGACCGCCCTTAAAGCCTCCTGCATTCTCGCTGGCGCTCGCACGCTCTCCGGTGCGCTCGTCCCACTCGTCGGCACGGCTCCGACCAACGCAAATTTTGTCAGCGGTGATTACAACCGAGAAACCGGACTACTTGGAAACGGTTCGACCAAGTATCTAAATTCCAATCGCGCCGGAAATGCTGACCCGCAAGATAGCATTCATCAATCTGTTTTCTTAAACACATTGAGTGCAACACAATTTCAAGCATTCATTGGCGTTGGCGCGTCTGTAACTGGCGCGACACAACTTATAAAAAATGTAAACCATGTTGCTAGAAATAGATCAAACTCAGCTATATCAAGTAATAGTTTAGTCACAGGGTTTTTAGCGTGTCGCAGAAGCTCTTCTACATCGGTCAGCATAAGGCACAATAATTCGACATCAAGCGCATCAATAACAAGCCAGGCATTTTCAGACCCATCCGCGAATCATTATATTTATGCGCGAAACCAATTGCCTGGGGCAGGGTTAGTTTCCGCAGCCAGAATCTCCTTCTACTCCATCGGGGAATCGCTCGACCTCGCCGCCCTCGACACCCGTGTATCCAACCTCATGACCGACCTCGCCGCCGCCATCCCATGACACTCGCCGACCTCATCACCCAGCCTGTGAGCTACACCGACGCAAAAGACCTCGCGCTCGTTTTCTCGCCCGAACTCGCCGCGCAACTCGCCGCTGTGCAAGCCGAGCATGGCAACCCGCGCCATGTCGCGTCGCCCGTCCCGCTCACCGATGGCCAACTCATGCTCTGCGCGGATCTCCTAACCGAAGTCGGCCCCGGCGGCATCTACTCCGGAGGGTTCGCGCACCTGCCCGCCGAGCTTTTCCCATCCGTGGAAGTCCTCCCGATGTCCGAAGTCCTCCCGCTCCTGCCCCAACCCGAAGAAGAAATCTAACCCAACCCACACCCATGCTCGAACAAGTCTCCACCTCCGTTAAATTCCTCGCTTTCTTTACAGCGTCGAAACAAGGCAAAACCGGCCTCACCGTCACGGTCGATATCTACAACCCAAGCGGCACGCAGATTGTGACCGCAGGCAGCGCCACCGCCCTCGGCGGCGGGTTGTATTCCTACACGCTATCAACCGACAATTCCTCGGAGGGCGAATACGCAGCGATCTTCAAAACCACCGACTCAACCGTGGATGCCCAACACATCCCAAGCCTCTGGGTCCTCGGCCGCGCAGGAGTCGAAAACCTCGACGCCGCCACCAGCTCGCGCCTGCCATCCAGCAGCTACACCGCCCCAGCGAACTCGGACATCTCGGCAATCAAAAGCAAGACCGACAATCTCCCAAGCGACCCCGCAGATCAAAGCCTCGTCGAGTCCGCCCTCTCCGCCCTCTCGATCCCAACGGTCGTCCAAATTCGCCAAGAGATGGACAGCAATTCCACTAAATTGGCCAATCTGGACACAACGGTGTCATCGAGACTCGCGCCAAGCGGCACGCTGGCCACGGTGACCACCCTCACCAACGCGCCGACCGTCCCAAGTGCAACCGATATTGCCACACAGGTTCGCACCGAACTTGCCACCGAGCTGGCCCGAGTCGATGCCGCCGTGAGCACTCGCCTCGCCTCGGCCTCCTACACGGCACCAGCCAACAGCGACATCGCGGCGATCAAAGCAAAAACCGACAATCTGCCAGCAAGTCCGGCAGCCGTCAGCGACATTCCAAGCGCGAACATCTCGGCCATCAAAGCCAAGACGGACAACCTCCCAGCATCGCCCGCTGCAACAGGAGACATCCCGAGCGCGAACATCTCCGCGATAAAAGCCAAAACGGACCTGCTCAACACCGACCGCTTGGCCCAGGTTTCGACGGTCTCGACCACCGGAGCGCAACTGGCAGCCGCCCTCAGCTAACAATGGACACGCACCAAGCCACCGCCTCGTTCACCGGCCTGCTCGCTACGGCGGGCGGGATCACGGTCTCTATGTTGCCCGAGCTGGAAGCGTGGCTGCGTGTGGCCTCGCTCGTCATCGGCTGCCTCGTCGGTCTCGCTTCCCTCTACGCCATCCTCCGCAACAAAAAGCACCCCCATGAATAAATTCCTCTCGCACCTAAAACAACCGTCCACTTTTCGCGGCCTCGCCGTGCTCGGCGGCCTCGCCGGATTGAGCTTGTCGCCGCAGCATTGGGAAAGCATCGGCAGCGCCGTGGCAGCGGTCATCGCGCTGGTAGAGATTTTCCGCAACGAGAAGAAATGAGTGCACCGGCCAAGGTCTCCGCGATGGCCCTGCTGATCGGATACATCTTTGTGACGATCAGTTTTCTGACCGGCTGCACCACCCTCGGCGTCTCGCTCGAAACCGACTACGGGCGCTTTAGCTACACCCTCCCCGAAATCCCCGCGCTCAAGGACAAATGACCACAGAGGACACAGAGAGCGCAGAGGCGGAACTTAAAACTTAATTCTTAAATCTTAAAACTCCTGATGCTCCCCCCGAGCCGTCCACAACAAGCCAAGTCGAAAACGCAAGCCCTGCTCACCAAGGCCCGCGTGGCCGATGAGGTCGCTCTGGTGGGCATTCGCGGCTACTACCGCGACAGCATGGGAGTGTCAGGCGAGAACGACCGAGGCATCTACGACGACGCCATCTTTCTCATCAGCCCAAACGCCTACGCCACCTTCAATGCGAACACCGATCCCTCGATCCGCCGCGCAGGCATCGCCGTTCTGAAACCCGGCGTGCATCGCTACCGCAAAGGCAAGCACGGCCTCTCAAAACCCGGCGGCGGCTACCCCGCCCTGCGCCCCGCCACGCCTGGCGAACAACTCCCCGTGACCCGCGACGGCACAGGCGACAGCATGGGTATCGCCATCAACATCCACAAGGGCGGCACCCGCACTACCAGCAGCGAAGGCTGCCAGACGATCCACCCCAGCCAATGGCCCGCGTTCGTTGCCCTGGTCTATTCCGAAATGGACCGCGCCGGGCAGAAGACCATCCCCTACCTGCTCGTCGAGGAGGAAGCATGAGCCGCCTGCGCAAACCCAAAACCTCCCCACCCAAAGACCGCGAAGCCGTGCTGCTCCAAGTCCGGCAGCTCCTCGCCGAGCATTTCGATGTCGGCCTCTGCATCGTCTCATGGGAAGCGGAGGGCGAGACTTTCTACATGGATTTGAAATTCGGCAACGACTACGCCGCCCGCGCCCTGTGCCGCGAAGCGGACGAAATTTTGTGGCCTTACGAAACCGAAGACGAAGACGAGGAGGACGAAGAATGAAAACATCCTGGAGCAGCATCGCCCGCGAGCAAGCGGACAAAGCCCACAAGACCGAGGTGGACAGCCTCAAAGCCAAGCTCGCGCAATACCAAGCCAGCGTCGAAAATTTAGAGAAGCAACTCGGCATCGCCCTCTCGCTCGGCAAGACGCGCATCCGCCCGCAACCGCTCTCCGTCTCGATGAGCGACAAAGCCGAGGCTGTCGCCATCGCGCTTGCCAGCGATTGGCATGTTGAGGAGACGGTCGAATCCGCCAGCGTCAACGGCCTCAACGAATACCGGCTCCCCATCGCCAAGACCCGCATCGAGAAATTTTTCAGCACCATCGCCCGCCTCACCGAGATCGAGCGCCACGGAGCCAAGATCGACGACCTCATCCTCTGGCTCGGCGGCGACCTGATGACTGGCATGATTCACGAAGAACTCGCCGAGTCGAACAGCAAGACGCCCACGCAAGTCATCCTCTGGCTGCAAGACCGCCTCGCAGACGGACTCGCCACCCTCAAGCCGCACTTCAAACGCATCCTCATCCCGACCAGCTACGGCAACCACGGACGCACCACCGTGAAGCCCCGCCACGCCACCGGAGCCGCCCACAGCTACGAATGGCTTCTGTATCGCATCCTAGAAGGCCGCTTCGCCGAGGACCAGCAAATCGAATTTCAAATCGCCGACAGCTACTTCAATTTCATGACGGTCTTCGACCGCCGCCTGCGCTTCCACCACGGCGATGGCCTCAAATTTCAAGGCGGCATCGGGGGCCTTACCATCCCTACCGAAAAAGCAATAGCTTCATGGAATAAGTCGCCGAACCGAGCCGACCTTGATCTCTTCGGCCACTGGCACCAATACCAGCAGAACCGCCACTGGCTCTGCAACGGCAGCCTCATCGGCTACAACGCCTACGCCCTCTCGATCAAAGCCTCCTTCGAGCCCCCCACGCAGACCTACTTCCTCCTCGATAAAAAGCGCGGACGAACCATGACCTCTCCCATTTACCTATGAGCTGGAAATCCCTCGCCAAGCGCACCAACAGCCTCCCCGAAGGCTGGAGCACCACCGACGAAATCGCCTCCGACCTCGACTGCGAAATCTCCGAAGTCCCCAAAATCCTTGCCGCCGCCATCCGAGACGGCCAAGTCGAGAAGCAGAACTTCCCGCACTGGCAACCCGGCAGCCGCCAACTGCTCTATCAAACCGGCTACCGACAACGCCCCGCCGGAACCAAATCCTCCCCCGCCGCCGCCAGCGTGCCTGGCATCCCCGACGATTTGTTGCCCAAGGTCCGCGAGAAAATCCTCGCCCACCCGCACAAAACCGCCTCCGGCATCCGTGACCTTTTTAGCTCCAACAACCGCCGCCGCCTCTCCACCCCGGCCATCCGCGCCCTCCTTGACAACCCCCCGCAGAATAGAAGGTAGATGCCCGATGACCAAACAATCGTAGAAGGCGATGCCGGATTTGTCGGCATGGCCTCCCGCTTGAACCCGCTGCAACTCCAGCCGGGGATGGTGCAGTATTGTGAAAACATGCGACTCGACCGAGGCGTCGCGCAGACTCGCAAAGGAGCCAAACGCCTCGGCGATGGCATTGCCGCAGGCACGCAGCCTCTGGTTTTGCCCTTCGCCCTCGACAGCAGCACCATCATCCAGACGGTCTATGACGGCGGAATCCTCGCTAGTGGCGTCTTCTCCAGCCCCAACTACAACGACGAAAACGAATACATAATCCTCTGCGGGCCGACCTCGGCATTCCTCTATCGGCAGGATGAGCCTATCGAGGAGATCTTCTACCCCGCCACCGGCACCGCTGCTGACGAAGTGCTCGCCGCCACAGACACCGCCACCTGCCTCCAGGCGTTCAACCGTTTCTACCTCCTGCGCGAAGCCGACATGTCCGTGCCTGGCTGGGATTGGAAATACACCACCGCCTCGGGGATTGCCGTCTCGGGCACCACGGCCACAGTCCACATCACCGCCCACGGCCTCACCGCTGGCATGCGCGTGCGCATCGAGGAAGGGAACGAGGCAGCCTTCCAAGGCCATGAGTTCGACATCCTCACCGCGACGGCCAACGCCTTCACCATCTCTGTGCCCGCTGGCACCGCGCCGGATGTCTCCGCCGACATCGCCATCCGCCGCGTCAAGCCGCCGCTGTGGTGGGATGGCTCAACCGCAGAATTTCAAACCGCCGCCTCGGGCGTGCCCGCCGAGGGCGTGACCTTCAAGACCCTCCGTTCCACCGGCTGGGCCAGCTACATTGGCAACCGCCTCTGGATACCCGATGGACGCGACGCGGTGGCGATTTCCGATGTTCTCGACCCCGACCTGTTCGATCCCTTTTTTCAATCCTTCCGCGCCAACCAGGGCAGCAACGACTACCTCGTCGCCATTCATCCATGGGTTGAAGGCCAAGCCCTCGTCTTCATGCGGAACTCCATTTGGCTCGCCAACCTCACCGACTCGGCAAATGCCACCGGCGACCAGTTCACGGTGGACAGCGCCGTCAGCCGCCTCACGCTCCTCACCGACGAGATCGGCTGCGTGGCCCGCCGCAGCATCGTGACCGCCGGGCAATTTGTTTTCTTCCTTTCGGACGCCGGAGTTTACCGCCTAGACACCCAGCTCGACCTCAAGTTGCGGGCAAACACCCAACCCCTCTCCGACCCCATCGCCGACCAACTCGACGAAATCAATACCGAATACGCCTACAACTCGGTCGGCAAGTGGTGGAACAACCGCTACTACCTGGCCGTCCCCATCGGCCCCGACGCCGAGTCGAACAACACCCTGTTCCTCTGGAACGCCCTCAACTCCCAATGGGAATCCCGCGACAGCTACAGCTTCGGCCTGGATGAACTCCTCATCGCCGGATACGACAGCCAGCGTCGGCTCTACTGCGCCAGCCGCACCGGAAGCCTTTTCCTGCTCGACGAGCTCGACACCGGCGACGAGGTGCCATTTGCCAACGACGAAGACCTCTACACCGACATTCCCGGCTATCTCCTGACTCGCCGCTACGGATGGGGAAGCCTCAACACCAAGCGCCTCACCCGCGCCAAAGCCTCCCTGCTCCTGCCCGCCGAATCCTCCTGCGAACTCCGCGCCGTGACCACCGACTACGACGCGGATTTCCAAGTCGCCACCCTCGCCAATACCTCGCCCGAGCAAGAGGACTACACACTCAAAGCCCCCCTCCGCACAAAGGCCACCGGCCTCGACCTCGAATACCACACGCTCACAGGCCGCCCGACCCTCCGCCAAATCAGCGCCGAAGCCACCCGCAGCGCCCTCGACCCCACCGAAACCCGCACCCTCAACTAATCATGGCAACCATCACCAAAGGCAAAACCTTCGTAAACGGCGAACTTGTCACCCCCGAGAAACTTCACCAACTCGTCGATTCGGCCACCGTCGCCAACATCACCAACGCCGACATCGCCGCCGGTGCGGCCATCGCCGACACGAAACTGGCCACCATTTCCACGGCCAACAAAGTCGCCCAATCCGCCGTAACCAATCTCACCACCGACCTAGCTGGAAAAGCGGCGTCCATACACCAGCACGCTATTGCTGACACGACGGGGTTGCAGACAGCGCTCGACGGCAAGGCGGCATCCAGCCATACGCACACGATTGCCAATGTGACCGGCTTGCAGACGGCTCTCGACGGCAAGCAAGCGTCTGGAAGCTATGCCGCATCCAGCCACACGCATTCGGCTGCGGACATTACCTCGGGAACTCTCTCCAACTCCCGCACCACGGCGACCAGCGAGGCCACTGCAAATGCTATCGTCGCAAGGGAATCATCTGGAGGAACAAAAATAAATTGGGTGCTAGCATATTCTCCAGGATTTAATTCCGGTATATACAGCGTCTATGCGCCAGGGTCAGTTTATATCGGCGGGATATTGTCAAATAACACCAACACCGGCCTCATCTACAGCACCGCCTCAGACTACCGTCTAAAAACCGACCTCGAAAAACTAACCGGCGCATTGGATCGCTTGTCGGCCTTGCCGGTCCACCGGTTCAAGTGGGTTGGCTATCCCGCCGCACCGAAAGTCGATGGCTTCCTAGCCCACGAAGCCCAAGCCGTTGTGCCCGAATCCGTCACCGGCACCAAGGATGAAGTAGATGCCGAAGGCAAGCCAATCTACCAAGGCATCGACCAATCGAAACTCGTCCCGCTCCTCGTCGCCGCCGTCCAAGAACTCGCCGCCCGCGTCGCCGCCCTCGAAGCCAAATGACCAAGCCGCCCACCATGCTCCGTCCTGAGCCCTACCACGCGACCAAGCTCGCCGTGCGTCGCTCCCCCCTGCACCGGTGGGGCGTCTTCGCCACCGCCCCCATCGCCAAGCACGAAGTGCTCGAGGAGGCTCCCTACGCCTGCGTGCCGAAGAAGCAACTCGCCAAAGCCCCTGCCTGCGAGACCTACAGCTACTACCTCGACGACTCCACCAGCATCCTCGGCTTCGGCCTCGCTCCCCTCTACAACCACCACGACACCCCCAATGCCTGCCATGAGATCGACCAGGTGAACGAACTCATGCGGCACTACGCCCTGCGCGACATCGCCGCAGGCGAAGAGATCACCCTCAATTACGGCGCAGAAAACGCCAAACACTTTTTAGAAAAGGAATAAAATACTATGGCAATGAACATGAGTGCCCCCGCCATGAGCGCCCCCGCCATGAGCCAAGCCATGAGCGAAGCGCCAGCTATGAGCCAAGCCATGAGTGCCCCCGCCATGAGCCAAGCCATGAGCGAAGCGCCAGCTATGAGCCAAGCCGCTGGAATGAGCCAAGCTATGAGCGCACCCGCTATGAGTGCAGCGGCGATGAGCGCGGCTATGTCTGCCGGAATGGGAATGGGCGGCATGTCTGACCCATTAAATACAGGAGGATCAATCAACCCAAATTCACCGCCGGGCCGTCGTAATTTTCGGTCTGAATTAAATGCCGTCAGAACAGCAGGCCAACTAATCGCCCAAGATCAAGCGAACACCATTGTCAATACCGCAGGCCGCCTCAGCGACCAAGCCCTCGAAAGCACTGGCGACATCGCGCAACGCCTCGAAGACAGCACCTACACCGCCGCCGCCAATCAAGATATTCTCGACGCCGAAACCAGTGCCGCCCAACTCGGCCAGAGCTACAACCAAGTCAACCAAGTCGCCGAGCGCACCGCCGCCTTTGCCGACCCTGTAAAAGACCGGTTGAACCAAATGGCAATGGGGCAGCTCTATCGCCCCGACCAGATTTCTTCACAAAATGTCGCCGCCGATCAGGTCAGCGGTGCCCGCGTCGCCAATGTAGGCCAGATGGACTACGCCCGCCTCGGCCAAGTCGCCAATGTGCAAGGCCCCGCAGGCTACGCAGCCGATCAAATCCAAGCACAGCGCATCGACGCCGCGCAAGCCGGACCCGTCGATAGTGTATCCTCTAACAACATCCGCGCCAGCGCCGCAGAGCGCGGCCTCATGCGAGAAGCGCGTGGCGGTGGACTCCTTGGCCAACTGGAAGGCCAAGCCAGCAACGACCTCGCCCTCGGCCGCTCCCTTTCCGCCGAGCAATCCCGCGACGCCACCCAATCCGCCCGAGCGGCCGCGTCAGCCCGTGGCCTCGGCCTCGGTCAGTCTGCCATGGCCGCAGAGCTTTTAAATCGTGACCGCTTCGCTACCCAGCGCGAAGCCGAACGCCGAGGATTTGCCAGCAATGTCGCCCAGCAAGGCGTCGGCATACGCCAAGCCGCCAACCAAGCCTACATGGGCAGGCAGGACGCCAACGCAGGCCGCACACTTCAAGCCGATCTCGCCAACCAATCCGCCGGACTTAATCTGGGCCAAACAAACGCCCAGCTCTTACAGCAAAGCCGCCTCGCCAACCAATCTGCCGGTCTTCAGGCACAGCAAGCCAACCAAGCCGCCACTGCCCGAGCCCTTGAATTTGCGCAGCAGGGCGGGCTTCAAGCCTCCTTGGCAAACCAACAAGCAGGGCTCTCCCAAGCCGCCGAGCAGGCCCGCCTGCAACAAGCCGCCATTGGCGCGTCCTACGACGCCGCGCAGCAACGCGCCATAACCGATGCAGGTTACGCCCAACAGGCCGCTCTCGCCAACCAAGACGCCAATCTCCGCGCCGCCCAATACAACTCCGGCCAAAACCTCGCCGCCCAGCAGGCGAACCAATCGGCAAACTACAACGCGAATTACGCTAACCAAAATTTCCTGCAAAGCGTCGCCAGCCAGAACTTCAACCAATTTTCGGGCCAGCAAAGCATGCTCGGCAGTCTCTACGGCCAGCAGGCAGGCATCGCGCAAAACCAATACGCCAACAACCTCGGCCTCGCCCAAGCCAATGTCGCCCTCGACCCCTACCAACGCGCCCTCGGCAGCAACATCCCCATAGCCAGCCAAGGCAACGCCGCCAACATGATCGGCACAGCCTACGGCCAGACCATGAACTACGGCTCCGACCTCTTCAACACCAACACGAACATGCAGGCGAGTATGTATAACAGCTTCCAAAACAACCAAGCCGCTCTGCGTGGAGCGCAACTCCAAGCCGGTGCTACCGCAGGCGCTTCCCAAAACTCCATGATGGGCTCCGGCATAGCCGCTGGTGGCATGGTCCTCGGCATGACCGCTCTTGCTATTTAATGAACCAACACCTGCAAAACCTCGTCGATGAAACCCTGACCCGTGCCGAGTATTGGCTGCGGGAATTTCGCAACCCCGTCGTCCTCTGGAGCGGAGGCAAGGACAGCACCGCTATGCTGCACCTCCTCATCTTCAAGCTCGGCGTGCGGCTCCCCTGCGTCCAATGGCGCGAGCCCCGCTTCCGCCATCGCTACGCCCACAGCGACCTGCTTGCCCGCGAGTGGGACCTTACCCTCTTCGACTACGCTCCCGGCCGCATCGCCATCCAGGATGGCTTCGACATCGAGACCGGCCAGCCGCGTTTCGATTTCCTCAAGTATTACCAATGGGGCCACCACAGCGCCCTCGTCCTCAGCCTCGGCACCGAGCACCCCAAGGAAGGCGAGCCCTACCTGTGCGGCCTCACCGATGTCCTCCAGCGCCCCACCGGCTCATTCAACTGGCCGTGGGACGCCGCATTCCACGGACAGAAAAGTGCCGATGTCGATCTCATCAAAGGCGGCGTCCCGCTTGCCCAAGATGTGCGCCGTGTGGATGACAGCCCGACCCAGCTTTTCCTCATGCGGCATTGGACCGACGACGACATTTTCGACTACCTCGAAGCCGAAGGCGTCCCCATGGACCCCACCCGCTACGACCGCGCCTCCGGCAAGTGGGGACACAAGCAGGACAAATCCCACAACGCCGACTACTACCCCATTTGCTGGAACTGCGTGAACCGCCACCTCACTGCCCCCGTGTGGTGCCCCAAGCTCCGCAGCGAGGTAAACAGCATCGCCCACCTCGCCCCCTACGAAGACAACTCCATCCCAGAGCAAGGCTTCAAACCTACATGGAATCCCAATACGACTGTCAACGGTGTGGCGCATGTTGCTCGCACCGTTGGAGCTGGCCCGTGCTCCGGCGCGACCGCTCCGACGCCACCGGCATCCCTGCCGAATACCTCCGCACCGACTACCCCCTGCTCAAGACCGACCCCTGCGGACGCTGCATCGCCCTCCGTGGCGAGGTGGGCCGAGGAGTCGCCTGCGCAATATATCATGCTCGCCCATCCGCCTGCCGGTCCTTCCAGCCTGGCAGCCCACTCTGCATAGAAGCCCGCCAATCCAAAAACCTCCCCACCTAATCCCATGCCATACGCCCCCACCGTCAACGACAACTCCGGCCAAATCCTCGCCGGATATCAAACCAACGCATCCCAAATCACCGCCGCTGGCAACGAAGCCCTAGCTAAAGGCATCACCGATGGCGTGACGAGCATAGCTGGGGGAGTTATCGGAGGCTTCACCAAGGCCGCCGAAAACCGCATTGCCTCGGACGGCGTCAACGCCAAGTTCGATATGCTGAAGGACTACACAAAAACCGACGGTTCACCCTTATTTACCAAAGAAACCATCGATAAATTCGACACCATGCCGCTTGGCAAACGGCAAGGCATGGTCTCAACGGCTGAATCTGTCATGGATCACGACCTCAAGCGCTGGATGTATCAGACCCAATACAACGCCCAAGCCAACCGCGTGAACGCCAACATGCTCGCCCAGCAACCGGCTCCGAATCAAGTCCCCATGAGCACCAACACCGTCCCCGCCGCGCAGACCCAGGCCAACCCCGCGCCAGCACCAGCTCAAGATTGGCGTTCCTTGGTCAAGCCTCGGCAATAACAATTATGACACCGCAACCCGATCCCACCGCAGAGGACATGGCAGACTTCGTAACGCCCGTTGCAGAGATGCCACCCCCACCGCCACAGCGCCAATCCAAAGGGCTCTCCTTTGATTTCAACGGCCTCATCGGTCGCTTGCAGACCGAGGGCTTCGATTCTCTGTCCCTCCCACAGAAAGAACTGCTCTGGCACCTCAAAGACAACCCAGACCTCCAAATGAGCCCCGAGCAGATGGCCATGTTCGTAACCGAGACCGACAAAAGACTCCGCGAGCAGGCTTCGCCAAAAGCGCAAGCCGAAATCGCCAAGGCCAGCGTTGACCTTGAAAAATCCAAACTGGATGTCCAACAAGCGCAGGCAAAAATAGCAGAACGCAATTCGGTGCAAGCAGAGTTTAAGATACGAAAACAGAATACGCTCAAGACCATTAACGAAATACTTAATGATTCTGGATATAAAAGTTTGGTAGGCCCGATTGATGGCACGGCGGGCAGAGTATACGATGCCGCTTTTGATGAAACATTGCAGGCCAAACGAGCGAAGCTGGATCGGTTGGTCAATTTCGATGTGTTGGAAATGACAAAGTATTTGCGTCCAGTGTCGCAGGACGAGTTGAAGTATTTGCGGACTTTGGTGCCATCGCAGACGAAGCATTGGGAGGTTTACAAACAATATCTTACAGAGCAGCGCGATATACTTGAGGCAACCAATAAGGCGCGTGTCAATCCAGCAACAAATGAAACGCTTTTAGACGGCGAGGATGCCTCATCTCCCGGCCAAGCCGCCCCCGCACAACCCCAGCAACCCGCCACCCGCGTCATCCGCGGCCAAACTTTCGTCCAACAACCTAATGGCAACTGGATCCCCCAATAGAGAATTCACCTCCGACGAACTTGATGCTCTGGCAGCCGCCGAGCTGCCGGTGCAGGACGCCCCCATCCCCCCGAACGCCTCTACGGCTATCGCCGCAAGCGGAGCGCCTGAACAGACAGGCTCACCCGAACTGATCACCGGGGAGGGGGCTCTTTCTGCCCGTGGACCAGCCATGGGCCCCGTCGCCCAGCTCGAGGCCCGCGAATACTCCACCGAGGAACTCGACCTACTTGATCAGGCTAACAAGCCGCAGGAATTCACCACCGACGAGCTCGACCTTGAAGCCGTCGCCGCCCTTGAAGACCCAAACTATGTCCCGACACGCGACGAGTATTTCGAGCAAAAGGCCACCAAGGAGCGCCTCAAGGCCCAAGGCAAAATCCCTGGCAATGGCGAACTCGCAGCCAAGGCCGTCGGCGGGTTGTTCGTCACCGCAGCGGATGCTTGGTTTACGCTAGCAGTAGACCCAGAGGGAAGCGTGACACGCATCCCAGAGACATGGGACCGAATTAAAACACGCACCATCAAAGAGCCAAAAACAGAGTCCTTGGCAAGGTCTGCCGCCACACTCCAGACCGGTATCGGCCGCGCCTCCATCGAGGCCATGAAGCTCGGTGGTTGGCTGAATCATCTTGTCCAAGGCGACCCAACTTATCGCAACGACGCCACAGGGGAGTTTCTTTTTGCGGACGCCCGCAACCCCGAAAGCCTTGCCGAGATTCAAGCCCGCTTTCCAGGCCAACCCATCCGAGTCACCAATCCAGAAGACCTCAAGGATTACGAATTCCAGCGGCACCTTGAAAAAAAGGGCATCGATGCCGAGTATCAAGCCCTCGGGCAAAAGACCGCTCCCACCGAGCTGCTCGCCCGCGTGCTCACCGGCCGCAACCAGCAAGAAGCGCCCATCGAGTCACAAGCGCAGGTTGTCGAGTTTGGCGCAGACCCTACTGGCGCCCTGTTACCCTTCAGCGCCGGCGCAAAAGCCATTGGCCTCTCCCGAGGCATGAAGATTGTTAGTTCCAAGACCGCCAGCGGCATCGAAAAACTCGCAGGCGGCCTTGTCAAAGGCAACGACATCCTCGCCGAGCGTTTCGCCAGAGTCGTCACCGAAAAGACCGGCGTGAGCCCGCAAAACATCTCCGCCGCGGCAAACGCCATGACCTTTGGCCGCAATGTCGGCATCGGCGGCGGTATCGCCATGGGTGCCACAGCCCTCGGAGCCCCGCCAGAAGTCAGCGCCACCATTGCCGGGTTCTACCCCGCCTACAAAGCAGGGCTCGGCGTGCTCCGCAAAATCGAGACCGGAGCAGGCACCGCTAAAATCATCCTCCGCGAATCCGCCGACGCCACCAATGGCCTCGACCAAGCCGCCCGAGCCGCCGTGTTGGCCAATCCCGCCGTGCCATCCATTTTCAAAGAAGTCCTCGAGCGTCCAAGCCAGTTTGTGAGCATCGAGTCCACACCAGCCCGCCTCGCCGCAAATCAAGCCCTCTCGCCGCAGATGCGGGCTTTCATGGGCAAGCTCTCAAATCCCGCCATCGTCCAAGCCGTCCGCGGATCCAGCGCCCTAGCCACAGGTGCCGCAAAAGGTGCCGCAGCCAATGTTCCCTTCGCCCTCCTCGCCGCCAATGCCGGTCAGGACGAAGACGCCGCCGCTATGCTCGCCATGGGCGGCACCTTCGGCGCCCTCGGCGGAGGAGTGGACCGCTTCACCGGCCTCCAGCAACGCCGCCAGCAAGCCGCTCTCAGCGATGTGTCCCGCATGCTCGTCGATGTCGAACTCAACGGTGGAGATGTCGGAAAAATGATGTCCACGCAGACGCCCGACAACCTCGTCAGGCTCGCCGCCATGCAGGGCACCTTCCGCAACGGCCTCGACTTCGTTCCCCTCAGCGCCGAGGACTACGACGCCAATGTCGCCGCCCAAGGCGGAGCCGGAACCGCCGGCATGTTTGTGCAGGCCCCCATCGGCGAACGCGCCAAGGTATTCATCAACCTCGACGCCCGCCGTGGAGGAGTCGAGCCCCACGAATTCGGCCACGCCCTCCTCGCCAGCGGAGCCCTCGACGGCCAGCAAAAATACGCCGCCCGAGCCTGGGTGGATAAAACCTACGGCCCCGAAGGCGTCCAAGCCCGCGCCGCCGAATACGCCAGCAACATCATCCGAGGCAAAAACGCCAGCGCCTTCCCCGACGGCAACTTCGAGATCAGCCCCGGCACACTCGCCGCCGAGATGGACAACCTCAGCCAAGGCGGACTCGCCCGAGGCGACATGGACGGCCTCGATTGGGCCCGCGACGAGATATTCGCCGAGACCTTCGCCAAGGCCAGCAACACCATGGATTTCGCCGCCATCCGCCGAGGAGCCCCCGCCGGAGGCAACATGCTCACCTTCGCCGAGAGCGTCCTCGGTGCCCAAGCCCGCGCCCTCAGCGCCAGCGGTGTGCGCATCGACCCGCAGACTGGCGAAGCCCTCGACACCCCCGGCAGCCTCTTCAAAGAGAACCCCATCCTCGCCACCGACAAAGCCCTTCTCAACCAGCTCGGCACCTATATCAACAACTACCGGCAGTGGGCCAACGACCCCACCCACGAAAAGCCCCGCCCAAACCGCATCGCCCCCAGCGGCCGCGCCAGCGACCTCGCCAACAACCCCCAGGTCACATTCTACGACCGAGGTGACGGCGTGAAAGCCACCACCTTCGCCACGCAAGACCCCGCCACCGGCCAAGCCATCCTCCGCGACCAACGCGACCTCAACCAAGAACACGCCAAGGTCAAAGAGCAGATCCGAAACATCGTCGGTTCCAAACTCATTCCAGACTCCAACCCCGTCCTCGGCCCCAAAAAGACCGCAGATGGCCGCGTCACCGTGCGAGGCCGAGTCCTCCCGCCCAGCTTTGATTTCCTCAACGGCTTCATGCCCCACATCCGCGCCTTCGCCCGCCAGTTCGAGGCCCTCGGAGCCGCTGGCGAGAGCATGCAGGTCCGCTACCACGCCATCGGCAGCGGAGACACCGGCGCCTTCCGGGTCAACCGCCTCGGCAACCTCGAAGCCATCACCCGCGAAGTCATCCCCTGGGGATGGGAACTCACCAAAGCAGGCAACCTCAACGCCACCGTGCTTGACCTCTCGCAATTCCGCAACCGCGCCATGCGAGGCATCGCCGAGCGCAACCCCGCCCTCGCCCCCTTCGACTACGACATGGGCAAGATCGAAGCCGACCTCAAGACCTACATGGAGAACCACCGGC